GGCGTCGTCCCTCCCGAAGGGATAGCCTCCAATGGCTGACACTCGCGCAAATCCCAATCTCACTCCCGAGATTTGGGACGATCAGTTCTTCACCGAGTACCTCACCGAGAACCGCTATGCGGGCGAAATGGGGACTTCGGAGAACTCGATCATCCAGGTCAAGGAAGACCTGACCAAGAAGAAGGGCGACCGCGTCAACTTCGCGCTCGTCAACAAGCTCACCCAGGACGCGATCACTGGTCGCGCCGTGATGGAGGGCAACGAAGAGGACATGGCCACCCGCTCCTTTGAGCTGGCCGTGGACAAGCGCCGCAATGCGGTGCGCGTGGCTGAGATCGACGAGCAGTATTCGGCGATTTCGCTCCGTCAGGCCGGCAAGTTCGTCCTGAAAGAGTGGGCCATGAAGGACACCGAGCGCCTGATCTCGCGCGGCCTCGGCGTCATGGGCGGCATCCCGATGACCGCAGCGGCTGTCGGTGCTGCCGGCAATCAGACCGCGCTCGATGCGTGGCTCGTGGACAATGCCGACCGCGTCTTCTTCGGCAACAGCTCCTATACGGCGGGGACTGACCTCTCGGCTGGCCTCGCCACGCTGACGGCCAGCACCGCTGCGGAGCGTCTGACCATCGACAACATCGATGCGATGAAGTTCCAGGCCATCAACCGCGCCAACCCGAAAATCCGTCCGATCCGCGTCGAGCAGAACGGCCGGCACTACTTCATCCTCTATGCTCACCCGCTCGCTTTCCGCGACCTGAAGGCTGACACGGCCATTCGCCAGGCTCAGCGTGAAGTCTCGCTGGAGATGGAGAACAACCGCCTGTTCAAGGGCGGCGATCTCCTCTGGAACGGCGTGATCATCAAGGAAGCCCACGACCTCTACGACTACTCGACCCTCACCGGCCTCGGTGAATCGGGCACGACGACGGTCGTTCCGGCCTTCCTTTGCGGCGCGCAGGCGGTTGCCATCGCCTATGCCCGCCGCTGGCGTTCGAAGACCGAGGAGTTCGACTACGGCGATAAGTACGGCGTCGAGACCTCCGCGATCTACGGCGTGGACAAGATCGTCTTCGGCTCGGGCGCGGCTGACCGCGACGACCTGAAGGACAACGGCATCGTGACGGGCTTCTTCGCCTCGTCCACGGCCGCGTAAGGAGGCTTAGCACATGGCAACTTTCACTGCCGCTCGTGCGGCTTCGACCTTCCCGGTCGCCAAGGGTCCCGGTGGCGGCGCGCTCGCCGTCGCCTATGGCCAGCTCGAAGTCTCGGCCAATCCGGTCGCATCCGATGTCTACGAAATGTGCCGCATCCCCAAGGGTGCGGTCGTCGTCGGCGGCTGGATTCGCTCGGACGACCTCGACACCAACGCCACCGAGACGCTTGACCTCGATGTTGGTTGGGCCGCCAACGGCGTCGATACGGCTGACCCGGACGGCTTCGGCAATCTCGGTGTCATGACGACGGATACCGTCGCGGGCGTCAAGCCCGAGGCGGGATACAACTTCCCGTTCGGCGGCGTTCTGACCACAGACGGCCCGAAGGCCTTCGGCGCCGAGACGATCATCACGGTCAACTGCGTTGCCACCGCCGCGACCTTTGCGGCCGGTACGCTGTCCTGCGTGGTCTACTACACCGTCCCCTGATCGGGTGGACATCCACGATGAACGAGGCGGGCGCTCCGGTGCCCGCCTTTCCTCATTTCAGGAGCAAGCATATGGCGAAGTTCCGCTTTGTTGGCGACCCGCGTGCCAATGGCCACGGCCCGGAAGAGCAGGAGCTTTTCGGCGTCGTGTTCAGCCGCTCGGACTGGACCGAAGTTCCCGACGAAGTGGCTGAGAAAGCCGCTCGTCACTCGCACCTTGAGCAGAAGACCGAGCGCGCCCGGAAGGTCAAGGACGATGCCGAAGACGCGGGTTGATCTCGTCCGGCGTGCCTGGGCATTGCTGGTCAAGCCGTCCGAGGGCGAGACGCCGTCTGCGGCTGACCTGACGCTCATCGACGACCTTGTCGAGCCTGTCGTCGCGCAGCTCTACACGTCGGAAGTCGTCGCCGTTGGTGACCCCAGCGAAATCGACGACCACATTTTCCTGCCGCTGGCGGCATACCTCGCGAACGAGGCCGCGCCGGAATTCGCGCAGTCCAAGAGCGAAGATGCGCGGGCCATCGCCGAGCGTGACATCAAGCGTGCGACTGCCGTCAATAGCTTCGCCCAGCCCCTTCAGGCCGAGTATTACTGAATGGTCGCGGTCCCGTTCCCCACCTCATCGGGCAAGGGGAAATACGCGGAGAGCGGCGGCCGGCTGATCAACGCCTATGCCGAGAAGCTGCCTGACGGGCGCATCGTCCTGCGTCGCGCTCCTGGCATCGAGGAAATCGCGGAGCTTCTGACTTCGTCAAACTGCCGAGGCGCGATCGAGATAAACGGCGTTCTGCTGGCGGCGGTGACAGATCGCCTCGTCACGATCACCCGCGCCGGGAGTGTCTACACGCTGACGGATATCGGCAGCTTCCCCGGCTCGCGGACGGTCTATTTCGCCCGGAACAATAAGAGCCCTACGCCCGACATCGTCGCGGTGACCAATTCCAGCGCCTTCGTCATCGACCTGACGGACGGCGCCTCGCCCTATCCCGATTCAGATGTCGGCTCGCCGAACTCGGTGACGTTCCAGGGTGGCTATTTCGTGTTCTCCTACGGCAACGCTCGCATGCGGGCGTCCGGGTTGAACACGACGGCGATCAACACGCTCGATACCGCCTTTGCGGAGAGCAAGCCGGACGGCCTCTATCGCGTGATCGGGCTGGGCAGGAACATCTACGCCTTCGGGCCGTACACCATCGAAATCTGGGTGAACTCGGGCAATGCCACGGGCTTCCCGTTCTCCTACCTCGACACGATTCCTCGCGGGTTGGCGGGGCCTGATGCGGTCGCCGGCCAAGAGAATGGCTGGTCGAATGCGCTCATCTTAGTCGGCGATGACGGCGTGGTCTACCAGATCAGCGGCGACGGCCTGAAGCCAGTCTCCAATGCCTCTGTTGCCGGCGACGTCGAGGCGCTTGAGGACAAGGGGAGCCTTTCCGCCTGCGTCTATGCCCATCGAGGCCATGCCATCTGGGCATTGTCCTGTGATGACTGGACATGGTGCTTCGATCTCAGCACGGGCGAGTGGTTCGAGCGCGCGTCGCATGGCTCCGACCGCTGGCGCGTCACTGCCACGGTGAAGTGCTTTGACCGCTGGGTGGCCTGCGATGGGCTGACCGGCAAGTTCGGCTTCATCGACGCTGATGAGCACTATGAGTTTGGCGAGGTGCTGACGGCGGTCGTGATCTCCGCGACCATGAGCGGGTTTCCGCTCCGCGCCATCATCTCTCGCCTTGTGCTGGACATCATGGCTGGCGTCGGCAAGGCCGCCGGCATCGATCCAATCGCGACCAACCCGCGCTGCATCATCTCGTTCAGCAAGGACGGCGGTGTGGTGTTCGTCGGGGGCGCGACGCGCGAAGTCGGCCAGCAGGGCAAATACAAGCGCGTCGTGTCGGTAAACCGCGTGGGGCTCGTCAGCACGAAGGGCCTCCAGGTCCGCGTCGAGTTCTCTGATCCGGTGCCGTTCTCGCTGTTCGGCGGGGATGTTCAAGTGGCGCAGGCCGCATGACCCCGCTTCCCGCGTTCCCCGGCACAACCGCGACGATCGCTCAGCAGGATCGACGCCCCACTGAAGTCTATTCCCGCCTGATCAAGCAGCTCCTGGACGCGCTCCGCGAGCGGGATGCGCAGATCGAAACGCTCCGTGTCGCTCTGAACGAGGTTCGACAGAACCCCGGCACGACCTACCCCGTCATTCCGAACTTCTAGGAGGCGCAGATGGCTTCAGCCAAAGGCGCAAGAAATGCGGCAATCTGGGGAACCGGGCTGCTTCAGGACAACCAGACGAAGGTTCTGGGAGAGCTTGGGCAGGGCTACGACGCCGCTAAGGGCTTCCTCGGCCAGGCGGGCGACCTTTACAAGGGCATGACGGCGGCCGGCCAGCCAGGTTTCGACAAGTACAAGGCCCTGACGCTCGGCAGCGGGCAGGACATCCAGAACGCGCTTCAGGGAAACGCAGGCTACCAGTTCAACATGGATCAGGGCTTGCAGGCGCTCCAGCGCTCGCGTGCGGCTCAGGGTATGCTCGGGTCCGGCAATACCGATACCGATACGCTGGCGTTTGCGCAGGGGCTTGCGGGCCAGCAGCTCGGGGCGGAGCGTGCGGCGCTCCAGCCCTATCTCGGCATGTATACGGGCGGAATTCAGGGTCAGGCGGGCGTCCTCGGCCAGCAGGCAGGCACCGCGACGGATTATTACGGCAATCGCGCCTCGGTCATGGACAACACGACAAAATCGATTGTCGGGCTCGGCACGCAGGCGCTTTTGGCTGGAGATCAGGCCAAGTCGCAGAACCAGGCCAACATGATCAATGTCGGGACCGGCATCGCGAAGATGGCTCTCGGCGGCCTTGGGGGCGGCTTTACCGGGTTGTTCGGCGGCTCCGGCGTTGTCAGCAACGCGCTGGGAGCGGCAACCGGATTCAACCCCTTCCCGAGCAACATGTGAGGGTCTGAAGCATGGCATTCCAGCTTACGCCGCTTCAAATCCCGAACATGCGGACGGACTACAGCGCGGAGAACTCTGCGTTCTCCAATCTGGGTCAGACGCTGGGGAACATGCCGTCCGAGTTCCGTAAGGAGCAGCTAAACGCGCAGAAGCAGCAGATCCTCGGCCAGATCGGAACTGGCAAGCTCGGGTATGAAGACGGCGGCCGGGCTCTGATCGCTCTTGGCGATACGACTGCGGGGACAAACCTGCTTTCCCTCGGCCAGAAGCAGCAGCAACTCGGTGCGCAGAAGGGCATCGCTGATATCTTCTCTGGTGGCGGCGGGACGACCCCAGCGGCGCCAGTGGCGCTCGGCTCCCCGAACGAGATCGAAAGCCGCTTCCTAGGCGGTGTTCAGAAGGCCGGTCTGACGAACCCGAACGGCATGGCCGCAGTGGCGGCGTATGGCAAATCTGAGAGCGGCTACAGCCCCGGCAACGTCAACAAGACATGGTCCGATCCTTCGGAGAGCGGCGCGGCCGGTACGTCCGGCGGCATCATGTCGTGGCGGGCCGAGCGGCTTCAGAACCTCCAGAATTTTGCTCGGCAGCGTGGCGAGCAGGGCAACGGCTCGCCTGAGACGCAGGCTGCCTTCCTTGCGTCGGAAGATCCGACGCTTGTCCCACGCCTGAACGCCGCAAAGACGCCGCAGGAAGCCAATCAGATCATGGCGGACGCTTGGCGCTTCGCCGGGTACAATCGACCGGGTCAAGGCGAGTTCGCGCGCCGTGAGGGCCTCACCGGGGCTTATGCGCAGCGCTACGCTGGCCAGCCGGCAGCGCAGCCGCAGCAGCCCGTACAGGTTGCCGAGAACGAAGCTGATGTTCAACGTCTTGAGGCTGCGCAGGCGGCTCGTTCTGCCCCTCCCGCTCAGGTAGCGCAGTCGCCAGACCTGCCGCCGCAGGGCGCCAATGCGGCACCGGCTCAGGCACAGGGCTTCGCCGTACCCGGCAACATGCTGCCACCGAATGACCCGTACCCGCGCGTCACGACCCAGCAGCTCTATGGTATCCTCCAGAACCCGATGGCTTCGGATGGCCAGCGGGCCATGGCGAAATCCATCATCGACAATCGGATGAAATACTCCGACGAGAACGCGCCTGATAAGCGGGAGCAGCAGCGACTTGCGACCGAACAATCTCGGTTGAATGTCGAGAAGACTCGCAGGGATGTCGAGGGCGAAGGTTCGCGGCCCATGACCCCGGAAGAGCGCAAGTCATACAACGTTCCTGAAGGCCAAGCGGCTTACATGAAGCGAAACGGCGACCCTGGCTTCGGGCCGGCCGGGACGGTCATCAAGAACGAGCCCCCGCCGCCTGCGGGCATGCGGTATATTCGCGACGCTCATGGCAACATCGAGCGCATGGAGCCGATCCCCGGCAGCAAGGCGGAGACGGAAGCCAAGGCTGCTGCGGAGAAGCAGAAGAAGGCGGAAATCCTGCGGGCAGAGGCCGGCACGGTCGTTGGCAATGCGCTCGATGATATCGACCGGCTCGCCTCCAGCACGAAGCTGCCGGTGACAGGTGCGATCGGCGCGCGTCTCGCGGGAATCCCTGGGACTGCCGCGCACGATATCTCGCAAGCGCTTTCGACGATCGGCGCGAACATCAGCTTCGACAAACTCCAGCAGATGCGCGAGGCATCTCCGACCGGAGGCGCGCTCGGAGCGGTGTCCGACAAGGAAGGCGAACTCCTCAAGAACAGCTATGCGGCCCTATCGCAGAGCCAGTCTTGGGACCAGTTCAAGACGAATCTCGGCCGCCTGCGTGCCATCTATGAGCGCACTATCCATGGGAGGAACCTGACGCCGCAGGAGCGGAAGACCGGAGGCCCGATGACCATGGAGCGCGCCAAGGCCCTCCGCGATGATGCTGCAGCGGCCATCGCTGGCGGCGCGCCGAAAGACAAGGTTCTGGAGCGTCTGAAGGAATACGGCATCTCGACGGGTGGCCTCTGATGGGCGCGTTCGACGACCTGATCCCAAAGGCGAAAGAGGCTGTGCCGTCAGCGGCGCCGCCTCTCTCTGCACCTGGCGGGGCGTTTGCGGACCTCATGCCCGGCAAGCCGGCGAATGTTGAACGGCAGTCTCAGGGCGTGCTCGGGACCATCGACGCGGCAGTGCGCGGTGCGGCCGACGCTGCCACGTTCGGCTTCATGGACGAGATTGCCGCTGGCCTTGGCGCTGCTACGGGCATTGGCGGCACTTATGGCGACTACGAGGGCAATCTGAAGCGGCAGCGCGGCCTTGATAAGGTCGATGATGAGGTGAACAAGGTTGCCCGCATCGGCGGCCAGTTGGCCGGCGGCATCGGGACAGGCGTTGGGTTGGCGCGCAATGGCGTCACCCTGATGCGTGGCGGTATGTCCCTTCCTGTAGCGGTTGGCGCGGGCGCAGCGGAAGGTGCGCTTTATGGCGGTGCATATGGCGCTGGTAGCGCCGATGAAAATCGTCTGGAAGGGGCGCGGGATGGTGCAGTGACGGGCGCCTTGATCGGCGGTGCCGTCCCCATCATTGCGCGCGGCATCGGGGCAGCCACACGGCCTCTCGCAACGCCTCCCGAGCGCCAAGCCGCCGTCGACGTGTTCCAGCGAGAGGGCATCCCCATGAGCGCCGGGCAGCGCACCGGCTCTAAGGCCCTGCGCTATTCGGAAGGTTTTCTTGGCGATGCGCCACTCGCCGGGGGGCAGGCGGCGCGCGCGGCGGAAGCACAAGGCGAGGCATTCACCGACGCCGCCATGCGCCGTGTTGGCGCCGAAGGACGCGCGACGCCTGAAAACCTGTCTGCAGCTCGTGATCGGATTGGCGGCGCGTTCAATGAGCTGTCCGGCCGAAATGCCTTGCAGGCCGATCCCCAGCTCGGTCGCGACCTAGGCGCTGCGTTGACGGAATATAGTGTCGTTCTGCCGAGCGAGCAGCGACAGATCGTCGGCAACATTGCATCTGACATCGTGCAGCGCGTCCAGCAGGGCGGCGGCACGATTGCAGGCCGGGACTATCAGACGATCCGCTCGCGCCTGTCCCGCATGGCTCAGAATGCCCGCGTCAATGACCCTGAGTTCTCGCAAGCCATCCGCTCGATGCGAGATGCGTTGGACGAAGGCATGACGCGCTCGATCAGCGGCGCTGACGCTGAAGCCTGGAATGCTGCCCGGCAGCAATGGGGCAACCTCAAGACGCTGGAAAGGGCAGCGTCGGGGGCCGGCGAAGGCGCTGCGACCGGGCTTATCTCACCGCAACAGCTTCGCGTGGCTGCTTCGTCTGGCGCGGGCAATCGTGGGGCATATGCGCGTGGTGAAGGCGACTTCGCGGACCTTGCCCGCGCGGGCAACGTCATCATGGACCGGCTGCCCAACTCCGGGACAGCCCAGCGCAACCTTTTGACAGGCCAGATCGGCGGCGGCAGCGCTGCGGCAGTGACAGGCGACCCGCTTACGGCTGCTATCATTTCGCTAGGTCCGGGCGCTCTTGGTCGGGCTCTGTGGGCCGGGCCAGTGCAGCGGTTCCTTGCTGGGGAGACGATCTCTCCGATGGCTCGGCAGGCTATCGAGGCTCGCGTTCGTGCCGCACTTCAGGGAGGTGCGCAATCGCAGGGTCAGCGCTTGTCGTCGCCCTCTCGCTGACGAATGCGCTCATCCCATCGCCAGAGCCCGAAGCACAACATGAAGCCGATAAGGCCAGCGAAAGCCATGTCTTTCCAATAGTCGGACAATGAATGAACACCTGCCCGCACCGCCATCCCAAACGGGATGATGATGGCCAGCAGCAGGGCGATTTGAACGACGCGGATCATCTCAGGAGTGTACCATGACAGCGGTTCCGTTCCCAAAGTCGACCCGGAAGGGCATGCTGACCGAGGACGGCACGAGAATTGTGGATGTCTTCAATGAGCCGTTGGTCAAAGTCGGCATGGCCGCACTGAAGGCCGGCGAAGAGGCCAAGATTGCGGACCTAGATGGCGTTGATCTCAGCAGGCCGCACATCCGCTTTAGCTACGCCTCCTTGCCACCGCTTCCAGAGTCGACGCGACGCCGTCTAGTAGCGCTCTCATCGCCTCCTCCCACTCGGCTGCAATCATGTCTGACTGCGCTGGGTTCGCCTCTGGCGTGGTGTCTGAAGCGGCTTTCTCGATAATCAGAGCGATTGTTTCCTTAGCCTCGCCAACCGTCAGCCCTTCACGGGCGAACTTATCGACGAGCAGCATTCGGATTATCTGCTCCATCGCAGCAAGCCGCAGTTCGAGCTTGAATGCTGCTTCGCTCATCCACCCCTCCCGATTCCCGCGATCCTGACCTGGCCACACGCGGGATTCGAGTCACCGGCAGTTCAGCCTTTCGATGATGGAGCCTTGCGGCCCACATCGATCGCCATCGCCCCAGCGGGCGAAAACCAGCAGCGCACACAGCGCCAGACCTAAGAGAATGATGATCGTCCTCGACATGGCGACGATCATAGAACGCTAGCGATTCCAAGTTCTTGGTTTTTCCAGCAAAGAACTTGGTCATTTGGTGCAAGCCCCGCTCTCCACAGCGGGGCTTTTTTATTTGGGAGCCCTCATGAGCGCTTACCTGTGGCCACTGTCTCGAACGACGGTGCTCGACCTGAACGGGGATGTGTCTCCCGGCGCGCTGCTGAACTTCTGGGTAGCAGCGACGACGACGCCGCTCGTCACGTACCAGGATAGCGCGCTGACGACCCCGCATCCGAACGTCATCGCTGCGGATGCTGCTGGTCGGCTCCCGGCGATCTACATGCATTACACGGACTATCGCCAGCGACTGCGGACGGCTGGCGGGACGCTGCTATTCGACGACGACGGGATCGCAAACCCGGCGCCCCCGATCATTGATACGACCGTTCCGCTCTCACAGCGCATGCAGACCGGCATGCTGTCGCTCTCGTTCGGCCCGCAGGATGGTTATGTCCGCCTCAACGGCCTGACGATCGGCAATGGTTCATCGGGCGCCACCGAAAGAGCAAACGACGATACCAAGCCGCTCTACCTCTACCTCTACGAATATCTCGAAGATGCGGTTGCTCCGGTGTCTGGCGGGCGCGGCGCGAACGCGGAAACCGACTACGCCGCCGGCAAGCCGATTGCGCTCCCGAACTTCCAAGGCCGCACGCTTGCCGGCATCATCGGCATGGGGGGCTCTGCCTCCACCATACTCGATGCGGTGACGTTTACGGCCGGCGCGAAGGACAAGGCCGGCAGCACGGCAGGCGCGGCAACGCACACGCTGACAGAAGCCCAGATGCCGGCGCACAATCACCCCGGCTCAGTGACGGACGTCCAAGGCGAACACACTCACGGGTATCTCCAGAACCCGAGCCAATCGAATTATGGCGGTGGGCCGAGTTCATCGGGCGCCGACCCAACAAGTGGGACGACAAGTCCGGCGGGCGCGCACGGTCACAACCTCGCTCTGACGACGAGCGGCGGCGGTACGGCTCACAACAACATGCAGCCAACCGGCCTTGTCTATCTGCTGGTGAAGCTATGAGGCCGCTTCAGTCCTTCGAGCCGACGCCGAACGCTGCGGACTGGTCGGAATATGTCGAGGTGCTGGACGACGAGACCGGCACTGCCTGGGACTTGTCGAACTCGCTCGTCGAGATGGAGGTCGTTGATCAGCGAGGCGGGCGGCGTCTCTATGGCTCGACCGCTGACGGGACGCTCAGCCTCGTCGCGGATGGCTTCGACTTCCTGTTCCCGGCCTCGACCATGAAGCAGCTCTGCGCCGGCTCCTACACCGTGAACATCCGGTTCACCGACAATATCACCGGCACAATTGTAGAGCCGGTCATTGCCAATCTCCCCATCATCGAAGGAGGCTATCGCTGATGGCCACGCCTGCACTGCGCATTCGGATTGTTCCGAGGTTCCCCACGAAGATCCAGCCGGGCGTCGGCGTCGGCGTTGCTCGGGCCGGCGGCGTAGTGATTATCCGTCAGGATTGGAGCGCCGTTCAAGAGCCAGTAGGCGCCTTGCCAGAGGTTGAGATTCTTTCGCGCGACCCTGACACTGACGAATTCTACCGGTCTCCCCCCGGCTCGATCGCGGATGCTGTTCGCCCCGTCGCCACCCAGCCTGAAGCGGAAGCCGGCATCGACAACTCCAAGACGATGACGCCGCTGCGGACGAAGCAGAGCATCGACGTTAACGCTGAGTTGGCCGACTTCACACCCTCGCTCCCCGCGACCTATACGCGCCCCATCGGGGATCGGATGCGGGAGCATCGTTCAGCGTTCGATTGGATTAACCCGAGTAAGCATGCAGCCGTTAGGGCTCATGTGCTCTCTGGAGACCTAAATACAGAAATTCAGGCAATCCTTGACAGCGGCGAGCGCCGCATCTTTTGGCCGCAGGGCGTCTACCCTGTGTCTCTCGACGGGTTCTCGCCTACATCAACGCTTGCTGGTATCGACTATTATGGTGAAGGCGCAGGGCGTAGCATTCTTAGCAATGTGAGCCTGTCGTCGGCGGCACGCCCTCTATTCATCTCGTCCGGCGCGGATGCAATTCTCAGAGACCTGGACTTCCGGGTGAATACCCAAGGGTCCAGTCAGCCCACCATGGCCGCTGGGCAGATCGCCATGGGCGTGGGTGTCTTGCTTATGGGTGATCGGGTTCGCGCGGACAATCTGCGGGTAAGTGATAGCTGGGATAATTGCATCGGCGTCGGTAAGTACGATCTTACAACCGGCGTACAGACGGACGCTAACCCTGTTGGGGCCATAATCAGTAACTGCGTTACTTATCGGGGAGGCAGCGGTACGCAGACTATTGTAGCCGGAGCGCCTTCCCCGCAGCCCTTTAATGCCGGCGCTGGCGTCAACATCCTTTGCGGCTCATATGCAAACGTTCTGGCATGCACCGACTTTTACTCGACGCAAGGGTTCATCCTCGACTACGCAGCGGGGTCGGCCGCCAACTTCATCGGCTGCTATTCATATGGTGCTCGTAAAACCCGCGTGGGTTCATATGCCAGCCTTGATGTAACGCCGGGAGGTCAGGGCTTCTATATCGGAAGCCGGGGCCACATCCGCGATTGCGTTGTCTATGATAGTGAGGGCGATGGCATCTGGCTGGATGGGTATTCCTACGACTGTGACGTGAGTGTCCACGTTAAGGGTTCACAGCAGCGCTCCGGTCTTATTCAAGGCCGTAACAGCCGGGTGATTATTCAGTCGGAGGATGCGTCTCAGCGAGGGTCAAACCTCTATGATGCCGTAACGCTTCGTGGCGCCACAGCGACAGGTATTGGTGTCTTCACCGACTCCACGGGGATGTCCCTTGATATCAGGACGCGAGGCACCCTGCATAAATATGGCCTCAATGTTGAGCAGGGGCCTTATACCATCAGCGGTTCCCTCACGCCCGGTTCGATCCTCACAGGTGTTACAGGTGCGGTGGCGAACACGCGCCCTGATCTGTTCCCCATTCACGAATACACAGGAGGAGCTGGCGGCCATTCTCAGGCGTATGGCGCGCGGATTCTCTCGACCAGTAACCTGAGTTACGTTTCCTCTGCCTTTGGTGATTCTGGGGGCAATGGTAGCTTCATTCTAGCTGACATCGCAACCCCGACCAAACGCCTGGCGATGGGCTACGACCCCGTCAACGATCTATCGGTCATCCAAAGCATGTGGGCTGGCATTGCCAAGATGCCGCTTGGCCTCAACCCTAGCGGGGGCGATGTGCTTGCGGGACTTGGCTCTTGGAACCTGGGCGCGTTTCGCCTCGGGGCCTACTACCTCTGGGTCGATAGCTCGGGGCGCCTACGCATTAAATCGTCCGCACCGTCAAGCGACACGGACGGGACGATTGTGGGGACACAGACATGATGTGGCCTCATTGGTGCAACGCCGAGCAGGCGCTCATCATGACCGGCGATGGTGAGGAATGCTCCTGGTGCGGCGCGCGGTCTAGCCGCGAATTTCGTTGCGATGGGCCAGAGCCTGAACCACTCCCGGCCGACGAGCTAGAAGACGCCTGACCCCAACCCGCCACTCCGGCGGGTTTTTCTTTGCCCGGAGCCATTCATGTTCACTGCTGACGACCTGACGCGGCTGGCGAAAGCCTGCGGCGCGAAAGCTGCTGCTGCTGTGGTGCAAGGCATCGTCGACAATCAGGATTGGCTTGAGGCCGGCGGGATCGACACGCCAGCGCGCGAGGCCGAGTTTCTGGCGCAGGCGTGCCTTGAGACGGACTATTTCAGGACGCTCAGGGAGTATTGGGGGCCGACGAAGGCGCAGGCGGGGTACGAGGGCCGGAAGGATCTCGGGAATGTCGTGGCCGGCGATGGCAAGCGGTTCATGGGCCGGGGCATCTTCCAACTCACCGGACGCGCCAATTACGCCTCCTATGGCAAGCGGCTGGGGCTCGACCTCCTGAAGGAGCCGCAGCTTGCCGAGCGGCCTGACATCAGCCTGCGCATCGCAGCCATGTACTGGAACGACAAGGGCCTGAACGCCTACGCGGACAAGGGCGACACAGCAGCCATTTCGCGGGCGATCAATCGCGGCAACGCGAAGTCCAAGAGCCCGGCGAACCATGAGGCCGATCGCATCAAGATCGCCAAGCTGGCGCGCGAGATCATCGCGCCGGGTTCGATAGCTGTCCTGCCGCCCGAGCCCGTCAAGCCCGCTCCGACTCTCACCGAAGAGCTGCCGACAACCGGCCAGCCCGGCATCCTCGCGCGCTTCTTCTCCGCATTCTTCCGCCGCCTGAAAGGTGCTGCATGAACGACCTCGTCCAAGCTCTCATCAAGGCGGGCGCGCCTTTGCTCGGCACTGTCATAGGCGGCCCTGTTGGGACAGTGGCGGGGGCCGCTATCGGTGCTCTGGCGGAAGCCCTCGGGGCCGCGCCGACCCCGGAAGCGGTGAAGACCGCTATCGAGACGAAGCCGAACGCTGGCGCCATTGTTCAGAAGATCGAGGCCGATAAGGGCCTGGATCTGAAAGCCGATCTCGACGCCATCCTCCGCGACCGTCAGGCAGCTCGCGACCAGACCATGGCTCTGGTGGAGAAGGGCTCGTCGCTCCAGTGGGGCGCGCCTCTCGTCAGCCTGGTCGTCATCGTCGGATTCGTGGGGCTCTCCTATCTGGCGATGAAGCCTGAGAGCGCTGGCATCCGGAGCGATGTGGCCCTGTACCTGTTGGGGGCTTGGCAGTCCCTGGCTACCGCTGTCGTTGGCTACTGGATCGGCTCCAGCGCCGGTAGCGCGACGAAGGATGCCGCCCTGAAGCAGATCGCCGCGTCTAAATGACATCGCGCGAGGATCATCCCATGACGACGAGCGGGGTGCACGAGAAAGTGTCTTGGGACAACCACGAGCGCCTTGTCCGCCTTGAGACAAAACACGAGCACCTGACCGAGAAATTCGAGGATATGGCCGGGAAAGTGGACGAAATGCACGAACTCCTCGTGCAGGCAAAAGGCGTCCGCTGGGTCATCATCGCCATGGCAACGATCGGCGGCTTCCTCGCCTCAAAGATCGGAACCATCATCCCTTGGCCGAAATAGGCCGACGAACTCGCATACCGCGAGACGCGCCCCGCTACGCATAGCCTGGCGCTTCACATAGCCGGAGGAGAGCCACTCCTGATCTAGCTCGACGGACAAACTAGGGAAACTCAGCCGGCCGGTCCTTCGGGGCTGGTCGGCTCTTTTCTGCGCTCAGGGCGATGGGGCCTCCATTGCCAGTCAGAGCCGTATGGCGGCCAATCAGGACTTAGATGGCTCGGAGCCACCGTTTCAACGGCGCCGGTGCTGCCCTTTCTGATGTCGATCCTATCGTAATCGTAGCGGCTGCACCGGTCCTGTAAGCCGTAGATGGCCAAACTGCCCCCAAAGGGCATCCATTCGTTATTCACCTTCACTTCTCCCAGCTCTTGCGGATCACTCGCATGCGGTTGCGAAACAGAATACGGTCGTGAGGCATGGCGATAAGGGCCGCATTATAAGCCGCCTCAGCCGCGAAGAAGAAGTTCGTGTAGGCGATCTTCTCCATGACCTCGTCGTTCTTGCCGATCTGCTCGACCTGCCAGTGGCTGTCGTAGATCGTCCAGCCCATGGGCGCTTGGCGCTCGGGGAGATTGGGGGCCGCCAGCTGCTCGGCCAGCGTGGGTATCTTCCGCTTCGGGTAGGGGTGATCCATCGACCATAGATTCACGATCCGTTCTTGTTTGTCGAGTCGGGATCGGGTAGGTTCGGCATGTCGGCTCCGGCCTCTGATGGATCGCCCGCGAGGGAAACAGGATCGTCATGCCAGCGCGTGATTACACGGTGCCTACTGCTGTTCTAGACACCGGCAGTTAGGTGGGGCCTCCAATTCCTCAACATCGCTAGGTTCTGGCCGGAGCCTAGCGGATGCGCATCAAAATGCCCCGCTGCAAGGGTGAGGCCGTTGGGGCGGATCATTGCTTAGGCGGAACGATCGATCGGGATGAATACAGGTCTATCCCGATGGTGAATTTCCTCCACCACAACACCCCGGCCAACGACGCGAGTGACCCGATGCCCCCTTGATCCGGGTATGCCGAACGCGCCATCTTCTAGACGGAACTCGATATACATTTCTTCCGGGGCCGCCATCTCTAGCGTGTCGTCGCTTGGCGCATACCCGACCCGCCGATAGATCGGCACCCGCCATGTGTCGCCACGGGTAAAATCTACGCCTGCGGTCTTGTAGATCGCCTTGATCTGGTCGTCTGTCAGAGTTCCCATCTACTCCCCCTCCGCCCGTATGGCTGCGGCAGCCGCGTTCTTACCATCGACATAGCCGGAAGCCCATTCATCGCCACCCCGCCATTCGAAGGTCGAGACACCTTCCGCAACCTTCGCGCACCGCTCCCTCTCCGCAGCGAGAGCGGCTTCTGCGGCTAGGGCGCGGGCTTCGGCTGCATCCAGTTTGACCGTCAGGTTCTGGATATCACGAGGGAAGTCCCAGACGCTGTTGCTCCTGAGTGTTTCGCGCAGGCTCGCGTTCTCCGCCAGGATCGGGGCGAAGAGGGCCTGAGCTGCACGCGCGAGGCGAAAGGCGTCCGTTGAGACGGAGTATCCGTTCGCATAGTCGGGGAACTTGCCTTCGAGGTGGTGGAAGCTCTCGACCATCCCGCGCCACACATCGTCAGGGATCGGCTTCTGCCTCAGCGCCTCGGCCAAAGCCCGCGCCACGTCATCCTCCCCCGGCATCTCGGCAGGGGCGGTCATGGCAAGCTCTCCATCTGCTTCATGGCCCATGCCATATCCTCGGCTGTAGGTGGCAATGCGATAGCTCGGCAGAGCGACCGCAGATCGGCGTCCGAGGCGGATGGATCGTTCGCCATGTCCTGGATCGCCCTGCGCTCCTGCCAGAGGATGGAAAGCAACTCGACGAGCGCCAGAGTGCGAGCGTCGGCAGGGGCGTCCTTCTCACCGGTCATGGGTGGCCTTGTCGGGCACGAGTTCAAGCGCGCTCTCGGGGTAGATCTGGACGGAGCCGGGTTCGCGCTCGCTTTCGACGCAATATCCGATCGGGGTCAGTTTCGTGCTGTAGAAGCCAGCCACGCGCCCTTGCCAGGATGAGCCCTTGGTCTTTCGGACGCGGTCTCCGATGGCCCAGCTCGCGCCCATCATGATCGTGTGGATCTCAGCCATGCTCTGCCACCGGGGGATTTTTAGAGTGCGCATCCGCGCGCTCGGTACGAGCCGATCGCTCCGCAAGCAGAGCGGTAAGGCGCGACCTATGCTGCGGCTTCGTGCTGGCGAAGCGGATGCAGTGACCGAGATGGCTGTCTGTCATCTCGCTGATGAACAGGATGCGCGAACGTTCGCGCTCGCGCCACTGATCGGCGGAGCAACGGGGCTCGTCGGGCGACCGTTGTGAATGCCAGTCACGCTCGCGAGGGTCTGGAAGATGGTTCGCGGGAGTCTCGCGGATGCCAACCCCTATCATTCCCCAACCCTCCCGGCAGAGGTGGACTGAGACAGGGCGGCTTTCAAAGCCCGCCTTGCTTCGTTCACGCGACGATCATAAGCCCGTGAGCCAACGCAATAGGCATCCAATTCGCTGAGGAGCCCAATAGCCGCTTCGTGCACGCCCCCGCCCGCAGGCGAGGAGGCGGGCTCGTCAGAAGGGAGGGCTTCCTGTCTGGCAGCATTCCACGCGGCAAAGCCCTCTGCCATGTTGCGAGCAATCTCCCTCTGATAATCGGAGATGCCTTGATTTCCGATAGGCCGCACAGGCGCAGGCGATGAGGCGGGCTTGTCGAGGTCGTTCGCCACCTTCTGCGCGTAGTCGATGTTGAAGCCTGCGCGCATGAGATGGTTCGCGACACCGAGAGGCGTCAGGTTTCCCCATGCGTATTCCTGCATGATCTCGACCCCGCGCCGCTTTCTAACCTGCTGGGCCTCCATCCAGTCCGGTTCAGCCTCAGACACGGGCGTCGCGGCCGGGGAGAGGGAGGCGAGCGCAGATCGGACGGCGCGGAACTGCCCCTTTGTCACGGTGGCGCCGTTCACGCCGAAGCCCATGCGGCAGTCGTCGCCGCCCGACCAGTCGCGAAGCATCTCGTCGACGAAATCGGACACCGTCTGCCACGCCACCGTTTCAGCCTCAGACACGGGCGTCGCGGCCGGGGAGAGGGCCGAACGGCGTTCCCGGTTCAGCGTGTTGAAAGCGTCGATGATGGTCTTACGATCAGCGTCCGTGACCTCGTGCTTGAAGTGCAGCTTGAGGACACGCTTGCTCTCGGTGTCAGCGCTGATGCCGCACACGCCCACCGCATCCACCCCGCCGCTCGCAGGGGCTGGGGCGGAGGCGAGGGCTGAACGGGCCAAGCAGCCGGAGCATTCGTCCTTGTTCAGCTTGCCACAGCATTCGTGGTGCGAGCCAAGTTCGCAGAACGTGTCGGCGTAATATCGAAGCACCGCCTCATCGCGCGTGGGGGTGGGGTCGGTCATGGGCGGGGCTCCTCGATGAAGAGATCGTCTTGGCCGCGCTTGCGATGGCGCGTCTTGCTGGCGTTGATCCGACGAGAGGGCGCATCCCACATGTTGTGACAGCGCTGGCAGAGCGCGCGGCAGCGCTCCGGGTCGGCATGAGTTTCATCCCAGTCCATGTGAGCGATTGTCAGGACAACCCGCCCGCCGGTGATCGGATGTGGCTGACCGTTCGGCGCGCGGCAGTCTGGGTTCTGCGGCGTGCCCTCGCAGGCATCACCAGACCGCTCGATCAGCGAAGCCCGGAACTCCAGCCATTCCTTCGAGCGGATCGAACCGCCAGGATACCGCTTCATCTTCTCGGCAGAGATCGGCATGGCTACCCATCCTCCCGGCTGCCAGAAACGAGGGCGGACCTGATGCGGGTTTCGAAGTCAGACTGAGCGGCGGACTTACCCTCTTCCGCTGTGTCGAACGCCGGAATGCGCAGGTCCCAGGTAGCCCACCAGCGGCCATCCTCTCGGATGACGTAGTATTCCTTGGAGGAAACGGGGCAGCGCGCATACCAACAATCCGGGTCGTGTGTTACCCACTCCAGCGGCTTGACCGCGACCTCCGCCCCTTTCCGCAGTGAGGAGAGGTCGGAGTCGGCAGGATTATTTGTGGCATCTGCGAGCGGGGCTTTGCTGTTCTCCAGAACCGAGCGCGCGCGTATCGCGGCGGCAGCGCGCTCCAAGGCTTCACAGATGAACGTGCTCGTCATGTCCTGCGACGCAGGCATCTGGTTCTCAACGAGTTGAGCGCAAGCCTCCCTTTCATCCTCAGTGCGGCGCAACGCGGCTTGATGGTCGCCGCACTTGCTGCCGAAACTCCCCGCCCATTCTGCGGCCCGTGATCTGGCCGCTTCGTAAGCGTCAAGTAGCTTCGCGACTGCTGGCGGCGAGCATTTCACGATCCAAGCAGCATTCCGCTCGGCACTGCCCGTCGTCGACCAGTGACGCCCCTCGCCATCACTCTGGTACGTATGATCGCAGGTTATGATTGTCGCGTAGACCGCGCCTTCGCAGGTATCGACCCCGCCAATTGCCGAGATAAACCGGCCGTTTGCTGACCAATCGCCCGGCGTCACGCCTTCCATAGCCTTCCGCCATGCGGAGACATCAACAGGCTCTTGGGGACACTCGCGGATGCCAGCTACTAATCCTTTCAACCTCTCGATCTCTTCCCTCGCCTCCGACAAGGAGAGGGACTGAGACGAGAGGGCAGAGGCTAGTGCTTCCGCCTCTTCCTCGGAGACGGTGTGGAAGCCTTCTCCGAAACGACGCGCGCCCTTCTCTCGGACGCACCACATTCCGAAGTAGCCTTCATCCTGAAAGAACTCCCAGTCAGAGTGATCGGTCATGCGGCCCTCCCGTTGCTCAGAGAGAAAAGCCGCGACTTGATTGCAAGGATGACCTCGACAGAGCGCTCGTTGAGGCGGCAAGCTTCATCGTGGTCGTAGTTCGAGACGTTGATCTCGTGCAGGGTGTCCATTGCCCATTCGAGGAATTCGATCTCGCCTGGCTCAGATGCCGTCGCGGGCACCAGCTCCCCCCTTTGGAAAGCTTGCGAGAGCCGGTCGAAGTACGCGGCCCTGTCCTCTGGCGAGTTGCTACGAAACGCCCTCAGACGGAGAGCATTCAATTCGTCAGCCAAGGCGCTCACGCTGCCCTCCCGAAAAGGTCATTGGTCGGGCGGCCCCATTGGCCAGCGAAGGCCGCAGCTATGCCGGCGTAGGTTTCGGATCGCTTCGACCAGCGATCGGCAGAGGGGGGCAGGCGGTTCTGCCCGCTGTCAGTCTGGTTGCCCCAGCGCTCGACAATCTTTCCGTTCCACTCGACCATGCGGCCGGCGCGGCGCTTGGCAGGATCAATCGCCAGCTTCGGCAAGCCATGCAGCCAGAGGCAGGTTGCCTTGCTGGCATCGTCACCGAACTGGTACGGCTGGATGACCTGGTCAGGCTTGCGGTGGCGCGACGAGATGCAGCCGATGGGGTTTTCGATCGCCCGCATCGGGATCGCGCAGGTATCGAGCCGGATGAATTCGGCAACGGCCTTGTCGCGGGCCGCGCGCCGTGCCGCACCTACCAGCGTGCCGGGCTTGACCTTCTGGTGGTACGGGCCATCGCCATAGGCCCATTCCGCGCTGATGGTCAGGTAGGTGCATGTCGGATGGAAGATGCCGAGGTCCCAGCCATCGTCCAGCACATCGAAGACATCACCCCGGATATGCCGGTTGCTGTCATCTACGGCCGGCAGGAGATCGCAGGACCAGGCATCATGCCCGAGATCAGCAAACGCCCGCCGCGTCCTGCCGCTCGTCTCGAAGCCGATGAGAACGCGAAGCCCCCTCATGACCTCTCCCTCCCTTCAGAGAGGGGGTTTGATGGGGTGGCATCCGCTAGGTTCGGACCAGAACTCGCGGATGGAGAGGCAGGTCGCTCTCGGATGAACATCGCGAGCAGCAATCGAACCGCCCGCTCATAGCGGTCGCGGTCAGAGTGATATCGGCAGGTGTAGCCATAATCGCCGTTGAGGATGTCCCCGCGCTCGCATTCGCAGCGCTTGCGGATGATGGCTTTCGCCTCGGCTCTCTCTGCCGCCTTCCGCGTGAAGAACCGACGCCCACCACCGCGAAACACGGCTGCGGCTTCCTGTCGGACTGGGGAGGTTCTGGCCGGAATCGCGCGGATGCCAACATCATCTTCTGTCTCCCGCCCCTTCGTGCTTGCCCGCTCAGACATGGGGGGAGGCCTTGAGCTTGCGCGCGAGCTTCGAGAGGGCTTTCCGAAGGGCGGGAAGCGTCTCGATGTTCAGCATGACGCTACCCTCGTAAGGGTCCGTTACGATGCGCAGCCAGTCCCGATCGCGGTAGACCTGCGCAACCGGGCCTCGGTAGCCCTTGATCGGGTCAGGGTCTTCCGACCAGACGAGGAGCTTGCCGTCATGCTCGATGAGCTTCGGCGTCAGGATCCGCTCACCCATGGCGAGGGGCCTGGGTGAGAGGGTTGAGGCCACGGATTTTCCACGAAATCGGGCGCTGTGTTCTGCGTCCGTTCGCCGAAATATGCCGATCCGCCAATCCAAGGATTGAGGCTAAGGCGTTGATTTTATTGAGAGGCGCTGGTGCTGCGAGAGAGGATTGAACTCTCGACCTCTCCATTACCAATGGAGTGCTCATCCCTTATCCTTCCGAGGCTTACGCCTCTTGTCCACGAGTTTCACATTAGCTCTTTTCGGGTCGACAGGCAATAGGTCAGCGCGCTTTGCTTCCTCGCTGGCCACGACATGCTCATAGCGAGCGGCCGATTTTGCATCCTTCCACGCGCCGGTCCCGACGAGCCCGCGCGTGTCCAGTTTCCCGTAGCGGCGCATCCACGTTGCCCAGGTATGGCGCAGCACATGGAAGGCTGACCGAGGGGGCAGGGTGATCTTGGCTGCCGCCAACGCCTCGTCCAGCCAGGTGTAAAGCCGGCCGCTCTTGGTGAACCGGAAGATGCGTTGTCCGGGGCGATCCAGACCGCGAGGGTGGGCTGTCAGCGCCTCGACAATGATCGAGGGCAAATGGACGCCGCGCGGCTCTGTATTCTTCGTCTTCGGGATCGTCGCTAGAGCTTCGTCCATCTCCAGCAGATCGATCTTGAGCTTCAGCGCCTCGCTCAGCCGCATGCCGGTGTAGAGCAGGGTGGTGATCAGGATGCCGAACTCGGCGTCCTTGGCGTAGGCCGCGCGGATCAGGGCGAAGCCCTGCTCCTTCGTCAGCCAGACGGTCATCTTCTTGCCGCTGGAGCCCTTCGGACGGCGGATGATGAACTCGTGCCCGGCGCGCTTTAGGATCACCGACATGACGGCGTGAACCTGACGGCTCTTGGTCGCTGCGCTGGCTTCCGGGTAGAGTTTGTCAGCCGCCTCGTCGATGTCGGCTTGCTTGATTCCCGACATGCGCTTGTTCATGAAGTGGCCGATCAGCAGCGACCACTTCCCGGTGGCCTCGTCATAGCTGCCGACGAAACGCGGATCGCCGCCGTCCTTCACATAGGCGAGGGCGCCTTCAAGAAAGGTCGGGCCTTTCTCGGTCGTCGTAGCGCCTGTCTCAATGTCCTTCTCGATGGCCTTCATGATCTTCCGCGCGAGGTCTTCCTTAGGAGTCTTTGCGCTTCGATCAATACTGACTCCGAGGTGTGAGCCACGGATCTGCCAGCTCGGACTTTTGCCGGGGCGGGGCGGGTATAGCTTAAGCGGCACGATTCAGCCTCTTGGCGCATGACCTGGACGAGAGAATTGATATCGTCCTCGGTGAACAGCTTGCGAGCGCCGTTCGAGTAATAATAGGGGTGGTCCTTCACAAGCTCCTGGAGGTTGCGGCGGCCGATGCGGAGGCGCTGCGCAGCCTCCTCCATCGTGTAGCCAATGGGCTGAATCAAGGTTCCGCCCATCTACTCTTCCCTTGCCTGTATGGGGGATTTGGAGTTGGCATCCGCTAGGATCGCGCGCCCTATCAACTCCGGGATTTGCGGGACGACAGAGTTTCCGAACCGATGGGAGGCGGCAGCAGCCAGTCCTGCGGGTAGCCCATCATCCAGGCTGCGAAGCGATGACAACTTTTCGTGCCAGCTTTCAGCCCAAGCATGTTCAGGGTGGTGTACAACCCTTCCCCGATGGTCGGTGAAGACCCAACCTGATTGTAGTTCCCGTTCACAGTGATGGTCGGCAACAATCGCCGCAGCTTCCCCCGAGCGTGTGAACCGCCGTCCAAGAAAGAGCCTGTGCCCCCTGAACGCTTTGACGAAGCGACTGGGGTCGGTAGCAATAATCCAGATTCGCTCTCGGACGTGCGGGGCACCAAGTCCGGAAGCCGGAATAACGTGCCATTCGATATCAAGCCCGAGCGCGGCCAACTGCCCGAAAACGTGTCGAGCCCAAGCTCCCCTGTCTCCAGTAAGCAGGTCTGCGCTGTTTTCCAGGAGCAGGACACCGGGTCGAAGTTCGCGAGCGAGTCGAACGATCTCCGAAAAAAGTCCTGTGCGTTCTCCTCCGATGCCGACGCGCTTTCCCGCCGTGGAGATATCTTGGCAAGGGAAGCCGCCCGTGATGACATCGATATGCTCCACCTGATCGGCGCGGATTTCGCGCACGTCCTCAAAGATCGGCACGCCTGGCCAAGTCTCGGCTAGATCCTCGCGACGTGCCGGGTTGATCTCGCAGAAAGCGACCGTCTCAAAGCCTTCGGTTCGCTCAAGACCCAGTGAGAAGCCGCCGATACCGCTGAACAGGTCGAGTACGCGCAAGCGCTGTTCGGCTCTGGCCGGAGTCTCGCGGATGCCATCCCTCATACTGACCTCCTAGGAGCATTCACCACATCTCCATGAGCCTCGGAGAGGGGATCTATCTCGTCCACCTTCCGAGGCCAGAAGATCCAGACCGCAAAGCGGAGGATGCAGGCGATGATCGTGATGGCGATCGAGATGCCGATGATGGTTGCGGTCATGTCGTCAGCCCCAAATCGAGATGAAGGCGCCGACAGACAGCATCATGAAGCTGAAGGCGGAGGCCTTGAGGGTGGTCAGGAAGAGGGTCATGGCTGAGCCTCGCGCGTCAGGCGGCGCTTCTCAGCCCCGGCCTTGATGTTCTCGGTCTTGGCGCGGTTCTTCTCGACCTCCGCCGCGATCCACTGGCGGGCAGCTTCGCGAGCCTCGTCAGCCGTCTGGCCGGCACATCGCACCGTCACCAGCATGGAGCGCTTGAGCCCCTGCTTGGTCCGCTCTTCGGTCGGGATCAGAGGATAGGCGACGAACGGCGCGAACGGGATTTGCCCGTCGATGGCCTGATAGACGACGATCGGCCAATCCGGCATTTCGTGCGTGTAGTGATCGACGCTCATCCGAGCCTCCGAGGTGGCATTGTCTTTTCGATGGGTGAGGATGCGCGGCGCTGCGGAATTGCCTTCCGAAAGCCCGCGCTCTGGATTTTCGTGCGGATGCCGAGATGCCCGGCTTCCTGTCGCTTGGCCTTGGCGATGGTCGCCACGTCCTGAGCGGTCTTCCCGCCCGGAGCGCGGTGGCAGCAGTCACGGCCGAGTGCCTTGCCGTCATCGATCGTCAGCGGCTTCGTCTTGTCGACGATCAGAGCCTCGGGAATGGTGTGGTCGAACTCGACGACCTTCCCGGTGATGTTCAACCCACAACCTTCGCAGAAGATGCGGCCCTTCTCGTCGGAAGCGCGCTTAAGCATCTGGGCTTTCTGAGCGCGGGAGAATTCGCGTCTCATGCGAACCCCCTCGGCATGCGGGGCGAGTTATCGCCTGAACCCCTGCGGGCAATCTCAGCGGCGATGAATGCCCAAACGTCCCCGACCTGTACCTTGCCCCGGTACATGAACTTCCTGCGGCTCGGCCAATAGTCGAGGCGGAGGCCGTAGAGCGTTCGCGACCAGTGGTGCTCGGTGTGACGATCCCAGCCGTCATTGCCTTCGCGGTCGAGGGGCATTAGGCAGCCCTCCGCCCGCCAGCGAAAAGGAGATCGCCGGGATCGGTCAGGGCAACGCCCTGTTCCGAGAAGTGACGATGCACGGCATCGAGATAGGCCGTCTGCTGCTTCGTCGTCATCCGGCGCGTCACGCCAAAATCGAACGGCACCATCATGAGCTTCAGCTTGTGCTCATAGGGCAGCGGCCGAACGAGCGCGTCATACTCGCGGCAGAACTCCTCATCGTCAGCCCGCAGGATCGGGATGCCGAAGTGGAGCTTGCAGTAGCCGCGCGTGTATTCGGCACTCCAGCCCTCCATCTGGCCG